GTCCATGCCCATTCCATAGTATCTGAATAATAGTTCCACAGATTACTATACGCTTGTTTACTAATATCTAATACAGCATTAGCATTCAATTCATTGGCACGATTAATCGCTGCAGTATCTGCAGTAGCAATTTGTCTACGCCACTGTGCATTAGCCTGTGCAATTACCATTTGATTATTAGCATTGAACTGGTCACGTTGATTATTTAACTCAGCATTAAAACGGTTGACTGTGTTAGTCTGACCTGCGTTAAATTGAGACTGTGCGTTTTGCTGTGTTGCATTAAACTGTGACACTTGCGAACTTAGGCTGGCAAAGAACTGATCAACTTGATTTTGGCTAGATGCATTAAACTGTGCAGCAGCATTAGTAGCAGCTTGATCTGTAAACAGTGCTTGTGTGCGCTGCTGTGCTTTGAACAGTTCTGTTTGTTGGCGATTAGACAAGTTAGCCATGTCAACCTGTAAGAAGTTTTGTGCGTTTTGCACTGCAGCCTGTTGACGATTACTTAGGTTAGCCACATCAAGCTGGGCTAATGCAGAGGCTTCTGCCATCACAAGAGCTTGATTATTATTTAAGTTAGCTAGATTCATTGTGTTAACAGCACGTGAGTTTTCTAGCTGTACTTGTTGCTCTGCTGTAAAGTTCTGATTGGCAATGTCACTAATCTTACTAGCATTCATTACCTTTGCTTGAAATGTCTGATCAAACTCTTGACCCATAAACCTAGCACGTTGTTCTGCAGCAAGCATAGCGGATTGCTGTCTGTTAGATAAGTTTTGTGATTCAAACTTAGCTATCGTCTGTGCATCTGCCATTGCGATAGGCATTGCAGACTCCATAGCAGCCTGTACAATAGCCTGACCTGCTAGAGATGATGCACCTAGCCCACGTCCTGCCATGGCTGCTGTAGCGGCTCTCATAGCTCCTGCAGCCCATGCTGGTGTAGCACCCCCTTGGAACTGTGTCATTAAACCAGATAACTGATCCTGTACCATTGCCTGTGCCGATGGATTAGCTTGTGCAGCAGCAGCCTGTGTTTGTGCGGTTACTTGTGCAGCTACTGTAGCATCAACGCCTGTGCCTGTAATTAATTCACCGCTTTGCACTATGCGTTGAACTGGATTATTGATAAGCGTTGCATTACCTTGGGCTGCTTGCAAGTTACCCACAGAACTTTGTGTTTGTTGTGCAGCAGTTATATCTAGTCTAGGGTCATTTGGGTCTGATTTTGCTGCTTGTGTAGCAGATACAGCAGCACTTACGTCATCAGCAACAGTGTCAGCTTGCATAAGATTAGCACCAGTAGTTATTGGCTGACCTGCTTGGGATGTTACTGCCAAAGCTGTAGGTGTATTTACTTGTCCTGTTAGTGTACCTGTACCTGCAGCAATGTCTTGTGATTGGTCATAACCTATCCCTTGTGCTATTGTCTCACCACCTACTGGCACACCGGGGGAATACGCTTGCTGTACAGTAAAGTCAGTTATATCACCTGTACTTCCATCCGCTTTAGTAGGAAGGGTAGCAATTGGCGTACCTGTTGCACCTACTACACCTGTAGTAGCTACACCACCTGTTTGATACTTTTTAACCATACCACCTGCTGCCATCTGCATAGCTTTGTTTTGAAAGTTACTCATTTGTTGCTGCCGCATAGGGTCTTGTGAAAGATAGTTTTGAAACCCATCCATACTACCTTGATAGCCCATAGAACGTGCTATCTTCTCCATGCCACTAGGCTTAAATGCTTTAAACATTGCCATTGTTTAGTCCTTTTGTAATGCTCTATCTAATTTATCTTCGACACGATGTAATGCTTCCATGACTCTCGCCATATCATCTCTAAGTTCACCCTTAGTTGCATAGTCTTCTCGTGTTCTGTTTAATAGTATATCTATACGCTTTACCTCTGCCATCATTGATCTAAACATCCAGAACGCAGGTGCTATGACTAGCGTAAGAATAATATTCCAGAACATCATACTAGATACTTCCACGATTAAATCTCGTCAGGCCAGTCATTGATGGGTGCGTTACCAGTTGGCTCACCATCTGAATCAACAGGCGTGTCATAGAGTGCCATAAACGCAGCAAGGTCACTTGCATTGGTAATAGCTGTGCCAATACTATTGCTGGCAGTGCGTACAGCAGCCCTGTAAGTTGTGACGGTTGAAGGCACAGAGTAAGACTCAACCTCTGTTGCTTTAATAACTTGCCAATCGTATGGTGCAAGCAGTCCAGCCGCTTGTGTCTTGACTAGAGCTATAGCGTTAGACTTTAATCCAAGTGTAACAATTTGATTGCCATCATCGTCATTGACAGGATTGCCATCCTCATCAACCTCGTTGACATCTGTTAGTGAACGAGGTATTAACGTACCATCAGCTTGTCTGCCGTGGTAAAACCTGTTATCAAATGGCTCTTCAGATGCAGCAGCATCTTCCCACACAATTCCGTATTTAGTTTTCCATGCATCATCATAACGCATCCATAATGCGGAGTGTAAGGTTCCGTTATTATCGACCCACGCCTTGCCAACTCTTATTATTCTTCCGCTATACTTCCACGGCATGTTAGTTTCTCCTATCGTGCATTAGCAAATTTGAATGGGGATTCGGCAAAGGCGAGGTAGATTATGGTTGCTCCATTTGTGTTCAAACCTGACGAAGTATTTCTAATCTTAAACCCATTAGAAACACTATCCCACGCAATAGCATCTATTTCAGCGTCATTCTCGTTTGGATAAAGCCTGTCCTCTGAGGGGTTAAAGGAGTCACGAACTGTATCTTGCAATATCCAATTGCCAGTAGCACTAGACTTCTTAGTGAGAATCCAAGCTGGCCTAAACCCTGTGTAAATAAACGGCCCATTGCTGCTGCCGTTCCCAGTGTAGCTGCCGACCTTTGAGTAGCCTTCGACTGAATGGAAACAGTAGGCTATGTAAGCAGCACCATTAGAATTAGGTGTTGAACTATTACCTATACTAAACACTGTTGATGTAGGTGCAGTGTCATTCCAAAACTTAATTTGATCAACGGTAGCCTGAGTTTGATTTAAATACAGATAGTCTGTCTCAGGAGCAGATGTATTTTTAGCGTGATAAACAGGCCAACTCAAACTTGTGGAATCTCTATTTTTTAAGATAAGCATTTCAGGCGCAGAATTAAGACCGTGAGCAATAGTGGCATTAGAACCAGTGCCAGTATAACTTACTATACTAAACCCAGCTTCTGTATTCGCTGACACAGTAGATAAAATACTGCCATCTAAATGTGTTGAACCAAAGGTAGCGTTAGTGTTAACTTGACCACCCATACCAGAGTGACTGCTACAATAGTAGTACAAAGTAGCTGCACTAGCCGCAACCGTTATAACTGTTTTTGCGCCAGCACTTCCCGGTGTTCCTGTTGTTGTTACACCTGTTGTATATTCTGAACCACTAGCATGTGTACCATTTGATGTTGTACTAAACCTTAATGGATGCCCACTGTTGGAGCTATCGGATTGATCAAACGTATAAGTGCCACCCTCTTGTAAATTTAATGTTGGCGCAAAGGTTGTGTTACCGTCAAATCTATATTTATTTTGTCCACTATCAGATGCAACCGTTACTGCGTATGTTTGTGCTGGTGCTGCCCCGCCAGCTAGCCAGTTCCAAGAAACCATCGTATTGCCGGAGCCGTTGTTTCCAGCAGCGTTTCCTAAAGTAAATCCATCTGTATCAAAAGATGTTACAGTATCAACATTAGTTGATTCCGCAGAAGTTGAGTCTGATTTCAAAAATTTACCAGTGCCGGTAATACTGTTAAAAAGGTAATGAGAGTAAGTACCATTTCTTTGCTTGTTCCATATGAAATCAGGAGAAAATCCAACGCCTGTTATTGCTTGAGTACCAGCATTACCAGTATACAGCACAGTATTAAAATTATCGGTGCCATCAGTAATCGCTACGTCTGGCAAGTTCTGCGAACACAAGGCAAGGAAGCCGCTTGGTGGTGCGTAAGCAAAGCTGCCGTGACCATTGCCATCTGAGTTGGAGTTTTCTGTAGCGACAAGACCACCAAAACTACTGTCTTGACCAAAGTTGAACGTATGAGTAACGGGGGAAGTCGAACTGCCGTAGAATGGTTGCATCTGTTTATCGGTTGGAACAGTGGTAAATGCGGGATTAGAACCAGCGGCAGGGTCACCAGAAGCAAAGTAAGTTCCATTTTTACCCGCATAAAATTTTCCGTTATCCAAGTCAAAAGCAAGTTGTAATATATCACCACTTGATAATGCAGAACCGTAAGACAATTCTCCCGCACTGTCGGCTGCGCTGTCACCAAATTTTGTTCCGTCTGTACCGACTGCCCAAAAATCACCAAGATTATAAGCATCATTTGTGTACTGTGAAATAAACTGGAATGAAGAATACCCCATTCCAAAAAAGAAGTTACTTCCAGTCCCACCCGACAGAACTTCCCAATACCATTTGCCACCAGTAACACCAAATGTGCATCCAACTCCATTGTGTGCATTTGCACCTGATACCCCTGTCAGGTTACCGTTGGATAATGTCATTGAATCGTTATCAAGAGCATTAAGCGTAGCAAAATTATTCGTAGGCACATCAGGCACGGAATCCCGATAATCTAAATTAACAGGTGTCCAGTGATTGCCGTTGGTGGTTACATCTTTGAAGAAGGCAGCTTCACGAGTGTCGGCAAAGGCCATGTAGATAAATGTTTCACCGTTGGCGTTAAAACGGCTGTTTGTGTTTTTTATTTGAAAGCCATTGCTATTCAAATCTACATAGTGGTCGCTTGAACTTGTGCTTGTATACTCTACGTTTGACAAGTCGGGGAATAAAGTTTTTGTGGTAGGGTTAGTGGGGCTTCTTGTGTTGTCTACTATTGCCCATCCAGTAGCCGCTGTTGATGATTTTATTAATAAAAAAGCGGGACGAAAACCCAACGTAACACTCGGCCCTGTTGATGACCCATTTCCCGTGTATGATGAGATTTTTGAGTAGCCAGTCACCGAATGGAACGAATAGCAGATGATGTCGTTGCCTGACCCATTGTTTACTGGATTATTACCTAAAGAAAAAACACTGTTAGTTGGGCTGGTGTTATTCCAGTAAGCAGAACTTGTATCTTCTGCACCAGTTGAATTAAGAAACAACGATTTTGTGTTGCCAACATCTGTATGAAAAACAGTCCAATATTCAGAACTGCTGTCACGATTTTTTAATATCAACATTTCTGGCGTACTGTTTAGGGAATGACCTACTGTGGCCCCAGCAGTCGCATTTCCAACAAAAGAAGTTATGCTAAACCCTTTACCTGTATTTGCTCTAACACGGCTATTAATAGTACCGTCAGTATTTACATCAGACACATAGTCACTGTATGAACCCTTGAAGGCCATATAGATGTATGTGCCACCAGATGCGTTTACAGATGTGTGCGTTCCTGTAACTTGAAACCCAGTGGCACTTGGTGTTACTTTTGTTGTACCGTTGTTGGCTTCTACTGCGGTACTTTGTGGCTGTAGGAAATCGTCAAAATCGCCAAGAGGGTTTCTTGAGCCATCCCAAATAACCCAGCTAAACCCGGATGAATCTGTCCTTTTTACCAAAATAAATCCCGGGCGAAAGCCAGTCGTAACTGTAGGCCCTGATGAAGAACCATTACCTGTGTAGGAACCAAAGGATGAGTAACCAGTTACAGAATGAAAGCAGTAGGCTATGTGATTATCATCAGATGTGTTAATGCCGCCAGTATAGTTTGTATCAAACACTGTTGAGGTTGGCGCAGACATTGAACCATTGCTTGATTTGTCTGCTTCAGCATCAGTGCTGTTTAGTTTAACTAAATAATTCTGATTAGTTAAAGACGTATGATATGACCACCAATTTGAAGCTGTATCACGGCCTTTAAATATAATCATTTCTGGCGCACTAGATAAACCGTGTCCAACTGTAGCTGTTCCTGTTGCACTCAGACTTCCAGCATAACTAACGATGCTAAAACCATTCGCCTGTGAAGCCTTGACCGTAGATGTAATTGACCCATCAGTATTGCTGACAGGTGAGCCGTTACCAGCATCCCAAGCCCAAGCTACAATATTATGTCCGTTGCTGTTTACTTCTGCGTTAGTACCAACAGTAAAGCCATCGCTATCAAAACTTTGCAGCCGTGTTGTTGTGGTACTTTCACTACCCGTGCTGTTAGAAATTAAATCTTTTCCCGCACCACGCACAGTGTCAAAAAGTCGATGATTGTTTGTGTTATTTCTGACTTTAATCCAAACCAAGTCAGGCGAAAAGCCCAACCCGCTGATGTTTTGCGTTGCCCCTGTGCCAGTGTACGTTACAGAACTGTGGCCTGTTGGCGTATTGTTGTCGCCAGCATCCCAAGCCCAACCAACGTAAGTTTTACCGCTTTCATTAATTGAATTGTGCGCTGCTAAACTAAAACCATCTCCATCAAACGAGGTTAACTTAGCTGTTGATTCTTCTGCATCTGTTGCATTTGGAAAAATTTGTTTATTAGCACCACGAACAACATCGTGAATCTCGTGATATGAAGTTCCGTCACGTTCTTTAGTCCAAACCATTGCTGGGCTGAAACCCAATCCGCTTACGCTTTGTACTGCCCCCCTACCAGAGTAGGTAACAGTATTGAACCCCTCAGAAACCACATCATCCTTAAATGTCAGGTGAAAACCATTGGTTCCAAATGTCAGGCCGCTGGTATCTTTTGGTATCCAGATACCGTTCTTGGTCTCGCCAAAGCTGGCGGCAGTCAGGGCTGTTCCGTCAATCATGTTAATTTCGGCTATGTAACCATCATAAGGGCGGTTGACGCTTACATGACGAAAGATATTTATTTCCTGAGACTGATTAATCCACGGAAATTGATCGTTCTGTGCGATAGCACCCTTAGTTCCATCGGTCTCTTCACCGTTAACATATACTTTTATTTGACGGTCAGACGCAGTTGCGGATGTGCTATCGAACGCAACGACAAGATGATACCAAGCAGATGGGTCACGAAATTTTGCAGTGCCGTTGAAAGGGGTTGTGCTATATGCGCCAATGCTTATTTCATCATCAGTGCCAATCTTTAAATCCATATGGGTGTCGTTAGAAGTACCCGTGCCTGTATGAATAATATATTGGGCGTTTCCTGTCCCACTACCTAAAAGGCCACGCTTTATCCAGCAAGAAAATGTACCCTTGCTGTTGTTTGTCGGGGCAGATGTATTAGTACGAGTTAGATATGGGTTGTTCCCATAAGCAACACGCAACGACTGGTCAAGCAGATGGCTGTAAAAATTACCTAACGCACCACCCGGCGCACCTGCACCACCTAGTCCACCACCTGTTCCTTGAATAAGACTCATTTATGCTCCTGCTGAAGTAAGTGCGCCTGATACAGACACTAAAACACTTGCGTTACCTGATGCAGCCGTAGAATAATATGAAAGACTATACGTCCCTGCTGTTTGCAATGCAGCCAATGCAGTAGCATTAATTCCTACTACGGCATTTGCAGTAACAGCGTGACCACTTGAAGTGGTCCATGTTATATTACCAGACTGACCCGCTACAGTATTAGAAAAGGTTATTTCTGTATTACCTGCTGTAGTACAAGAAAAGTTATTGTTAGCTGATAAGTCAAAACTACCATCATTTTCTGCGGTTATACTAGCACTTGTTGCTCTTCCTGTTACCTGCACACCTGCCGCAACAGTTTCAAATGTTTTAGTATCGTTGTGGTATAACTCTACAGCACCACCATCGACAAACTTTGCCATCTCGTGACCATCAGCACCGTCAATGTTTAATGTGCCAAGAGCAGTGATGTGTCCGTCTGTAGCATCCCATTTGATAACAATATCATTTCCAGCACCTACTCGTATTTCATCATTGTCTGCCATAGCAATATTATTGCCATTACTCGCTAGATCACTGGCTAAGTTACCACCTATAGTTGCTGCCGGTATAGCTTCAAGCTGTATTGTACCACCGCTACTGTCGTATGTCAATACATGATTATCTGTTAATGAACTTTGGTCTGCATCAAAATGGAAAACACCAAGATGGATATTCCCTGTACCTGCTGGATCGATAATAACATTGCCGTTAGTATCTGTGCTTGAAATGGTATTACCATTAATAGTAATGTTGTCAATTGCTGCAGACTCACCAGCTATTGTTGTAAAAGCTCCCGTAGATGCAGAGTTAGCACCTACAGGTGTTCCATCAATAGCACCACCACCAATGTCAACTTTGTCCATGACAACTGTGCCAGAACCGTTGGGTGTTATAGAAATGTTACCATTAGCTGCATCAGCAATAGTGATTACACCTGAGTTTGTACCAGCATTAGTGCTAAGTGTTAAGTCACCAGTACCATTAGTTGTAATAATTGCGTTAACATTGTTATCACCTACACGTACTGTATCCGCATCTAGTTGAACATCACCTGTTCCATGTGGCGCAATTACTACATTACCATTAGTATCTGTGCTGCTAATAGTATTGCCATCAATTGTTATATTGTCGATGTCCACTTGTGTGTCCATAACAATAGTACCATCAGACTTAATACGCATACGTTCTGTTGCGGCTGCTGATGTATTTGTCTTAAATACAAGGGCTGTCGAGTTATTGTCAGAAGCAAAAGTATCTTCTGCTACAGCTTCAATTGTTGCACCATCAAGAATAGCGTCTACGCCACTACCCTCAACAGGAGCATTAAAAGTAATCTTACCTAATACATTACCAGACTCAACTGATGTATCACCTGTTTGCAAGTTAAGCTCAAACCCAGAAGCTGCTCTAGCTTGTATACCTTTATCTGCCTCATGCGTAAGGGTAACTTCACTATCCGCACCAAGTGAAATAACGGCAGCATCACTATCCAGTTTTAAATCATTGCTAATGTTTACAGAGGTTGATGCGTCAATATCTACAATAGGTGCAGTAATTTCTAACTCTGCATCAGCATCTATGTCTAGTTGACCGTCTGTGCTTGAGTTAATAAATATTGCGCTATCACGTATTTGCAGTTTAGTTGCAGCAGGAATATCAATAACACCTGTTCCGTTAGGGTCAAGTGTAATATCACCATTAGTATTGGTAGAAGATATAGTGTTTGCGTCTATAGTAATGTTGTCAATTGCTGCAGACTCACCTACTATTGCAGTAAATGTACCTGCTGCTGCAGTTGCCCCACCAATTACCGAATTATCAATTGTACCACTATCTATGTCAACTTTACTTATATTAACTTCACCAGTTCCATTTGGTGTCAAGTCAATGTTACCATTAGAGTCTGTGCTGATGATCGCATTACCGTTAATATTAATATTGTCTACGTCAAGATCACCAGTAACATTTGCTGCGCCTGTAATAGTAAGAGTAGTTGTGTCTATGGTAACAGCAGTAGATGCGTCTATGTCAATAGTAGGTGCTACAAGTTCTAGTTCTGTATCTGCGTCAATGTCAAGCTGTCCGTCTGTGCTAGACTTTATGCTTAATGCTGTATCTCTAAACTGTATAGCTTTATCTGTATCAACTAATATATTCTCACCAAGACCATCAATGTATGCTTTACCATCAAGATATAAATCTTTAAACTCAAGTGAAGATGTACCTATATCTAACGTATTATCTGTTTTTGGTTTTATCTCAGTTGAACTAACTACAAAGTCTTGCACTGGGCCAAGCACAGTAACAGGCCCACCTTCACCGGCTGTGCCATCATGGGTATGTCCACTTGTAGCGTTAAAGGCTGATTCAATAGCGTCATATTCGCCATCAAAGTCAGCAGCGTTAATTACGTTACCATCAGCAATATTATTAGCTGAGTCGTTTCTGGTATATCCTGTTCCCATAGTTTTACCTTCTTGCGTTAGTGGCGTATTCGACTGTTAATGCGTCAAGTGAAAATGGCGGTGCTTGTGTAGCAGAGTCAAACAAAAATGAAACTGCAAATCCAGAACCTACTACTTGACTTTCAAATAGTTTAACTAATTTTGCACCATACGTAGTTGTACCAAATACTCCTGATCCAAAAAATCCAACAGTTCCCTGTACGTTTTGTATATTAATAGGTGCTGGTTGTATAGTACCGGCTTCGTCAAAGTCTAATTTTAGACTTAAATCAAATGCTACACTTCCTTGCGGATCAGTGTACAAAAATATTTTGTAAAAAGTTTTTCGTACTCGTGGGTCTTCAATTGGAATAAAAGGTGTAGCAAAGGATATAGTAATTGCTGTACCATCAAAATCACTACCCGATTCCATTTGATATAAGTAGCCATCATTATTAGAAAACAGTATAACCTCACTGTTTAAATGATAATTACTGTCTGCTACAAATGCTCGTATGCCCCTAGTTTCTGCATACTGCATGTTTGCGCCGCCTTGTTCTGCAAACTGTGTAGCTAAAATGCCCTGTGCATTTTCTTGTGTAATATTATTATTATACCCAAATATTCTATACTGTGATTTTTCTCTAACAACGCAACTCGTAAAGTTTGTATTAGTAGAAATAAATGTAACTAAATCATCTTGTATATTTTTAGATACAACACCTAATCCAAAATCACCAATTCTATCTGTGGCACTTAACAATCGTAAACCGTCAGGTGCTAAGAACATAATGTCACCACCAACCTCTTGTATGGTGTCACTTTCAATACAACCCAAATCATTAGTTACTGGTTGCAATGTAAAGTCTGCTATTGTGTTACCTACTAATCTTTGTATAGATACTTCGGTAAAAATAATTAACTGATCACGAAATACTTCTAAACCTGTAATGGGCGAACCTACATTTATAGAACCTGCACCATTTGCCACTGAAAAGTCACTGTCTGTATACGGCGAAGTAAAATTAAGTATAGTTCCCTTTCCAAAGAATAAAGCATTTTTAAAGTTAGCTATAAATGCTGCGCCTTTTACATCAGCAGGTGCGTCATTTAGTGCAGTAAATAAACTAGTGTCATATGTTGCTGGAGCATTTGCTCCATCTACTATTGCAATTTTTTGTGTGCCATTATAATTATACTTTGCAAATCGTGTACGTGAAGCACCTTCTCTGCTTGTAGATATAAATGTTATAACAGCATCATCAGCAGGACTTGACGCAAGCGCAGGATCAATACTTAAAGTAGACCCACCTGAAGATACTGTAGCTGTGGCAGTTACTGTATATATTTTTGCGACACCCGCTATAGTAAATTGATCTTGTGCCTGTGGTGCTGCAGATAAACCATCTACAATAAGAGATGTACCTGTTTGACTTGCACCGTTTACTAAAGTTGTTCCATAATTAGGAACATTTATTTTTGTAAACCCTGTCCCGGTTGTGCTAAATATATCATCGTTCTTTGCAACAATGGCTTGACTTTCCCAGCTTGCAACACCAAGTGTTAAATAGTTTAACGTAGTTGAAACAAATACAATATCATCTTGATCAGACGGATTATGCACCATCGTTTGTGATAGTGTAAGAGTTGCCCTATTTGTTGCTGCTGCAAAAGTAACACCACCAGCAGCTATCGTATACCTAAAACTAAGAACTGCATCATCAGCAGGTGTAGCAGCTAATGCGGGTGCAATTGTTAAAGTAGAATCTGATCCTGCTAAATTAGTTGCTGCGCTAATTGTGTATACAGTAGAGTCACCCGCTATAGTAAATGTATCGTTTGCAGAAGGTTTAACATCTAATCCGTCTACGGCTAATGATGTACCTGATTGAGCCGCACCATCCACTGCACCACCTGCGAATGATAATACATCTCCAGCTACAGGTGTCTGATGACAATTAGCTATGACAAGACTCGTGCCGCTTTGACTTGCCCCGTGTACTTTTGGCGCACCATATGGGGGAATCAAATCACTGTCGTATTTATCATAACCTTCAATTCTACGATAACCACCTTCAACAGATGGTTCAAAGTTACGTAGTATTCGTGCGCTACCCGGTGCGTTAAGACCCTGCTGCAGCGGTGACAGATTACTTATTAATCCACCACGAAACTCAACGGCGTAAGTTTTCCATGCATCAGCCAAACTGTTACCCCTAGTTTTGCGTAATCATGTATGAACGTACATAAGGTGTACGATTAATTAACATTGAACGCATATACTTAATACCCTCATCAAATTTTTCTTTCATTACTAACGCATCTTGTGTATTACCTCTAAATAAGTAAGCATAGTGCATTGCACCATCTGTAATAACATGAGCAAATCTATCGGGTATAACAATTGCATCGCCGTGTGCAGATAAATCTGCAGTAAAATTAAAATATTCATATACTAAAATATAAGCAGCGTCAGGCTCTGGAGTAAGAACAAACTCAAGAGATGGTGCATGTACTACACGAGTAGGTACACCTTGAAAACTAGAACTATTATATTCTTGCGCTACAAATTTATCTAAGTATTCTTCGTAAGCCATAGGCAATATACGTGTAGTAGCGTTGCCTAAAGTTGAATCTTCTTTAATTCTAAAAGTATCAAAATTAATAACTTTACAATCTGTTGGAAAAGCATAGCGGCTAGTGTTAGCCGTTAAAGTTTGTGTTTTAGTAGTATGATTAAAAGGCCACTCAAATTCAGATTGATTAATATATCTAATAGATGCGTTAACTGCATCTTTAGCGTGTGCATAAAAACCTGTTGCAGACGCAAAGTTAGTAGAAGTTAGTTCAACTTCATTTAAGCGTCTGTTTACTTGATTTACTAATTGTAAAAATGTTGTAGCCATTTACAGTTCCTTAATAGAAGTGAAGGGGCAAGTTGCCCTGCCCCATCACCTATTTAGTTAGATTTGGTCACGAGAAACTTCAGCAGCTTCCAGTTCACCAAGTGAGCTTACATCCATCATTACGGCGAAAACACGAATTTCACCAGCAGTAAAGGATGCGCCACCACCAGCAAGGGTGAGGTCCAGAGTGTCCGCAGTACCGATAACAAGGTCAGCAGAGACAGTTACGCTAGGTGCATAAGCACCATCAGCAGCACCGTCAATGTCAAACGCTGTTACGTATTCATCGGCATCTGCACCCGTGCCAAGAGCAGCGGTTGCGTCAGTACCAGTATTTTGAGTTGCACTGGAAGTTACCTGAAAACCAGCAGCAATAATCTTGGTGTTCGCAGGAACAGTGATACACTGTACTACGTCACCGTTTGGATTGATGCTGTTAGCAGTAAGGTCAATGACCTGCTCAACCATGTATGGATTGCGCCCACGCTGGGAATTACCCATAGCAGGAGCAAGAGTAGCAGTAATTGTAGCCATGATTATCTCCCCTTATGCTAAATGGTAAATGGCGTTAACAAGAGCTTCAGGACGAAGAATCTTGCGACCATACAAATGCATACCCCGAACAATGTCGGCGAAGCTATCAGGATCACGGTAAGTTTCAGTCTTATTAATCTGCTCTGCAGTAGCAACAGCAGATGAATGTCCTGCAACAATCACACCATAGTTGGATGAACTGTTTGTGCCAGCGAATGACGGGCCAGTACCAACTGAAGGTAGGTTGTTAGACTGATAAACTTGGAAGCCGTGGATTTGTGTAGAGACTTGACCGTTTTGCAGTCCACCGCCACCAAAATCAGCATTAAACAAACGAGAATCTTCGTCTTTCAATACTTCCATAAATACTGGATCAAGGATCAACCAACGACCTTGTGAATCCACGTTCTGCTGGTCAAGAAGACGAGCCATACGTGCAATCAAAGTCAGTGGGTGAGTGTCACCAGCAGCAGGAGTTGCATCAGTTGCACCACCAGTACGAGGGGCGATAGCAATAGCGTCACCTGCAGAACCTGCAGAACCTGCACCATCAGTAAAGTCTGATGCGTCCAGTTTCATGCTTGCAAGCAATTCGTCTGTACCAGCAGTTGAAACAGCAACGGAACCATTTACGGTTGTGTTAGCTGTGTTGGCTGCACCATGCAGAGCAGATTGCTTAAAGCCTGACATATAACCAAGAACGTCTTGGTCAAATTGGTCAGCAAGGCGATACGCAGCACGATCACTTGCCAAAGACTGGAAGTTAACGTGTGAGTGTGCCTCTTCAATGTCATCAACCTTAAATGCAAAGTAGTTAGCTTTGTCAATTGTTAGGCTGAAGTCTTCATCGTCAAGGTCTTGCGGCGTGATGGTTGTACCACGGGCGTAAGCCTTAACTGTAATTTCGGGTTCCTTGATAATCTTAACGGAATCACCCATAGCAGCAATCTCACCGAAATAATCGGAATTGGTGATTGCTTCAGCAACAGCAGACTTGCGGAAAGCAAGTTGCACCTGTTTGCTGTAAATTACGGGAGAAAAATTACCGTTAGGAAGATTACCATAACCACTAGCAGTAGTAAATGCCATGTTAAAATCTCCTATGTAGCATTTTACAGATACAAACTCGCAAGACTAATCAGGAGGCTGATGCACTTGGGTGCGTATTCTGATAGGATGGCCGTCCTACCATTCAACGGGCCATGTTTGTCAGGTAATCCGTAAGGCTTGGCTGTTTGTGAATTATAGTGTATCCGTATTGCGCTACACAGATACACTAATCTGACTATAGTTATACGTATAAATAACTATTTGTCAACTCTTTTTTATCTAGCAGAGCCAGATACATCATAGATAAACTTTCCAGAACGGATAGCTTCCATAATTTC